CACCATCATTCTTTATCTTTGTACCTACAATGCGTTTTAACTCTGATACTCTACCCATGAATACACCACTGTTCAAATACTTGTATGGTGTATCATATCCTCCAAATTGTGAGAGTATTAACTCTTCCATTGATGCTGCTAATGTATCATCAGGCCAACAGATTTGTTCTGCTGCAAATACAACTTTCTTTTTAAATCCAAGATACCTTGCGGCAAACTCTTCTACCTTAGAATTTAAAAATACATCATAGGCATCACAGAATAATACTACATCATTCTCTGGTAATGTCTTTAGATGCTCTCTCAATAGATTAATCTTTTGCCCTCCTCCTTTGCCTTTCTCCATCTCTCCACCATGCCATATCACATCCTTACCAATATTGGTAAACTCTATATTTGAATATGATGCACTCTCATATAACTTACTACACTTACTCTCATCTGTACCTACTGTGATGGCATGTACATCAAAGTCCACATAATAATCATAACAACTGTTTGGATTAATGTTACTACCTGCATCCTCTCTTGAACGTGCATTTACTACATTCACATTGTATGCAATAGGGCGTAACTTATCCATCATTGTGGGTAAGTATTCATCTACTGGTATGATGCTCTTCTCTATATTCTTCTTGACTAATACCTTTGCTGCCTCAGGTGTGATGACATATGCTAATCCCCAGTATGGATACTTTGGTATTACAAATGTATCATTCAGGTTCTTTGATTCTAACATCTCCTTCCATCCAAGATAGATGAAGTTATAATTCTTGTGCAATAATGATTGTATCTCTAACTCATTGAATCTATCCGTAACTATTGCATCATCTTCAAATATTATAAATGTTTCATTCTTTTCAATACACTCCACCCACAGACTATAATGTGACAGGAAGCATCCTACTTCACCTTTTGTTAATGGTGTTTTTAATATAGGATCTATCCAGTCATGGTTCACATCATATCCATACTCTTTCAGTTGGTTGTATGATAGTTCATATCCATTGACTGCATCACTAAACTCATACTCACCTAGCATCTCACTATTATTATTTTCAAATACTTCTTTCCTATCCTTTCTATGCTCTAGGTTAATTACATACTTCTTAAATGAATGACTCAGCATCTTTTTAATCCAACTCACTCTTGCAACATATACTTCAGAATTAAAATCCTCTTTCCCTTCTGCCAAATTAGGCATGAAAGCATCTTCTTCTCCTTTTATTATACCACAACTTGTGTATAAAAACTTCCTACCAATTTCATTCTCAACATACTTCTTGAACTTACTCTCATCAGCATAATATACCACAACATCATTCTCTGGCAGATTATGTACAAACTCTGCTAGGGATTCTACACCCTCATTATCATTATTAAAAGAATGTACATGATAGTCTTGGAAGTAACTCCTATCTCTTCCCCAATGTGGATCTACATCAGATGTTCCATTTTTAGGTATTTGATGTATGATTCTCTTCTCATATCCAATCGGGTTTAACTCTGGTAACTTACTTGAAATGTATTCATCTACTGGTATGATATTCTGTTTGATTTCATCATTGACAAGTATCTTTGCTGCCTCAGGTGTGATGACATAACTTGATGCCCAATAAGCATACTCAGGTATTACAAGTCCAGTCTTACCTTCTATGGGTTTGGCAGTTCCTTGTTCTGCATAACCAGGATATATGAGATTATATCCTTCTAATAATAAATCAATTATCTCTTGATAATCAAACTCATCTTCAATAATGACATCATCCTCTAATATCAGAATAGGACGATTCCTAGCAATACATCTTTGCCATACCCAAAAATGTGATATGAAACATCCTACTCCACCAACACTCAAGTGTTGTCCATCCTGAGGATCTTTCCATGTCTGATTTGTATCAAATCCCTTTTCTTTTAACCCATCATATGTTAATCCCTCACCCTTTGCATCAAAAGCATCAAAGAAATCGAATTGTATTTTACTACCATTGTTTTCAATGAATCTCTTTCTTCTATCCTCTCTTCTCCTTAAACTAATAACAAAAGTGGGAATACTAGGTTTAGGTTTATGTTCATGATGATGATGTTGCATTAATAATCAGGGTGTCTCCCCTCCTGTGATTTGTATCCATCTGCCATATTATACTCTCTCCTATTCTTCACATACTCTAACTCATTCCAGTTCTCTCTATTGCATATCAGCAAACAATGAATGTTCTTATGCCTCATTGGTTTACCACTTGTGTACTTACACTCTTTCTTCTCATATACATGCGTCTCTATCGTAATATACTGAGAGACACTATTCCATCCTTGCTTCACTCTCTTCTCATTATCAACTGGTTCTCCTTTAAAATATACCCATCCTTCATCAATGTCGCCATTCGGACGTTTCCAAATTACATAGTCATCAACTTGCGGTTCGTACATTCAATGCAATAGCAGTTGTATTATCTATAGGAGTATTATCGCTGCGAATTATTGTCATTGCACCTATTACCATGAGTATGGATAACACAGGTGCTATCACATACCCTGTAAGGTAACATAGAGTTATGTAAGTCTTAGTATTCATCTCTGTCCATCCACAACTACTCTAACTCTGTATGGTGCATAACCTTGAGTTCTTATTAAAGCATCAATCTTCTCTTGTGCTTCTTCCTTTGTTAATTTTACAGTCTCTTTTGGATCTACAACTGTCCAACCTGCTGTTGTTTCTTCCTCAACACGATATGTATTGATTGATATGGTTGATTGACTTCGTGTTGGGGCATCATAGTCTTCACTCTCTAATGATGTTACTCTTGTATCAACATTAGGAAGTGGTGCTGGTACTGGAGTAGTGACTGCTGTTGGAGTAGTAACAGTTACAGTTGATTCTGTTTTTGCTAACTGACTCTCTACTAATAATCTAACAACATTTAGATTAGACTCTATCAATTCATATTGCTCATTATCCTTTAACAACTGACTAACATTGTTAATACTTGTGAGTGCAACTTGAAGTGTAACTTGATTATCCATTTTAATGATGATGTGGGTTGTAAACAGTTAATACTATTATTGCTGATATTATAGCACAAATAGTAAATAATGCAAGTAAATGTATCATCAACTCAACCTCCAATCAATTTTAAGATAATCCTCATCATGTATTCTATGAAGTGCATCTACATCTTCATTACCGTCTTCATCTTCACAAATGAATACAAATTCTTCACAGAAATACTCTGCACTAATGCCACCTAACTCTTCACATGCGTTGATGATGTCATCACATTGTTCATTGTTC